AGAACCGAAAACACCGCTCAGGCATTGCACCAGATCTTTCTGACGCTGGTTGGCGATGTAAGCACCCATTTTGGCGCCGATAGCAGCCATTGGGTCAGAACCTGCAGCAAGAGCAGCAAGATCGCGAGCTTCAAAAGCACGACCACGATGAAGCACAACACCCACTTGCTTATCAGCGGTGATGTTGCCGACGGTCAGGGAAGCGCTATCAGAAAGAACTTCAAAGTCGCCAGAAAGGTTTGCTTTCCAGAAGGGAACATTAACGAAATCGCCGCCAGACTCGGAAGCGTTCAGTTCAGCCAAAGGCTGCACCACACCGGAAGCCAGGAAGGCATCACGTTGGGTGGTTTGCTCAATGACGTAGGGCGTAAAAATCTCAGGGATGATTACATCAGAGCGTACGGTTGCCGCCATGATTAGAACCTCAATAAATGATGTTTACAGAGTGGGCGTAACCCAATTGGCTCCGCGTAGCTTTGCCTCTTAATAATATTAACGACTTGCAGCGGCTTTCATACTTTCGTACAAGTCGCGATCAGTCCGATAAAGGCGTGATTGCTCTGTCAGATTGAAACTTTCCTTGGCAAATGGATTTTTCATGCCGGCCGGAATCGCACCAGTGCTGCGACCTGCTGGCGCACCAGATCCTTGCGGTTTCGGTGCTTTTTGCATCCATTCGGGCAGTGATGATTTAGCCCAATCTGCAACGGGCCTGCGCTCATAACCATCGACAACAACAACAGTGCCATCAGCTTCGCGCTGGATTTTGTCGGCAGACAACTTGGTCTTCAATACCAAATCAGGATCATGGACAATATCTGCCAAGGCAGAAACTGCTGGGCTGATCAATTCAAGTTCCCGGACCCTGGCTTCAAGTTCTGCAATGCGCTTGTCCTTTTCCGCCGACGCCTCACGGAATTGCTGCTCCAAAGCTTGTCGCGCTTCGGTGTATTTGCCTTCTGATTCAAGCTTTGACTGTTCGGCTTGGCGCTTGAAGTCCAGAAGTTCTTGAACATTCACATCCTCAGGGATGGACTTTGCTTTTTTCAGCTTGCCGATTAGCTCATGATTTTTACGCTCAAGAGCTTCGATGCTGTTTTTTAGTGCGTCAATTTCGCCGTTGCTTTGCGTTTCAACAGGCGTAACCTCTTGAATTTGCTCGTCAGACATGAAAAACCCGTAGGGTAAGTTTTCATTTAAATGTTACTACCATTTAGTTTTATTTGCCCAAAAGGCTGCTGACATTTTGCCCTTGGCGATATTTTTTGCATGACGTGCCTTGAATGATGCACGACGTGCTTTTGCGGCCTTTGATTCACCTTCACGACGTGGTGAACCTGATACGCCTTGCTGTCCAAAACGAATCAGCTTTACCTTGTCGCCTTCTTTGGCCAGTACCGCGTGCGATTTGTTCGGATGCTTTGGCGTCCGCTTGGGTTTGTTGTAACCCTCAAAAGTTTCGCCGCGATATGTAATGCTCATTTACGCTTCGGAGCTTTGCGCAGTTGTGATTCGCGCTTCAGTACGGGATTACCGGTTGATTCAGATTTGATCCGAACCACAGGATCATCCTTAGTGCCAACACGCACGACATTGCCGCCAGATGGGCCTTTGATCATGGCGCGTTCACCAGCGATGCTGGTCACGACACCATAAGTGCGCTTGCCTTGATACACCCAGCTAACACGATCACCGCGTTTCATTTTTTCTTGGCTCCTTTCTTCTTTTTGCCTTTTGGCATTTTGTGGCCGTAGTGACTGGGCATTGATTTATTGCCGTTGCTTCAGTCTAGTTTGCCGTAACGCTTGCGAAGTTGTGCCAGGGTGACTTCAGAGCCATCATCACGCACAAGCTTGGCGATTGCGTCCTTTGGTCCATACTTAGCCGAAAGCCTGTCGAAATACCTTGATTGTTGGTGCCCTGGGCTTAGCCTCACTCTTTTGTAGAAATTATCAAGGGATTCATTTTTTCTTCGCTTTCCTGTGAATCCAAATGCTTCCGCCTTGCGCAGCATATGCTGATCTTTTGTCTCTTTGTCAAAAGGTTTAGCCAGCCATTGCCCGTAGCTTTCATTTGCTGGCACCATGCCGCCTTCGGCTGCGCGTTTGCCTTCGCGTGGTGGGATAAAACCAAGTTCGTCATAGTCAATCACTGCCACCGTTGTGCTGCGACAATTGAAGTGCTGCGGTGGTGTCGGACCCTTGCCGTATTCAAATTCTCTGCCATCCAAAGCACGACAAATGGCAGAAGTGCGAGTATCAAGCGTTGCGACATAACGATACTTTTTCGTAATGTCTTGGTTGGCTTCATACACCTGCTGCGATGCAGCATTGGCAACCTGATTGATGCTAGTTCGTACCAAGGTTTGCACTTGACTGTTCGCCATATTTGTAAGCTGACCACCGGCTTGCTTTAGTTGCTTAACGGACAATGGCCCAATATCACCGAACTTCAACCTGCCCTTCAACCTACGTGCAATCTCATCAGTGGGTTCCCCGGTCAACAATCCTTGCCGCACAACCTGCCCAAACAATGCGGCTTGATCTTCAGCGATACCACGAAACGCTTTTTGCACAACCTGACCATTCGGCAGCGTAATTACTGCACCCTGTGCAGCAGTCAAGCTGAACGTTTGCGGTGCGCCTTGTGCTGCAGCGAATAAATCATCTGACAATGCAACAACATTAATCTGCGTTGGATCGGCTACCACAACAGATTGAGCAAATTGCGGACTGATCTCAACGCTGCGCACAATGTTGCGACTACCGCGTGGCAATGCTTTCTTAAGTTGTTCTTCTACAAATTCAGATTGCAGTTCAGCCAAACCTTGCAGTTCGAGCGCTGTTAGTTCAGTGCTGTCACCCGCCCAAGTCGCTAATGATTCTTTAAGCTGAGCAATAATTGATCGCAGTCGCGCAGCCTTGAATGATTCGTCAAGATCATCAATAGCACGAAGCTTATTGACAGCATCCAGAATAATCTCGTTGTATGCGTTGATTAGTGGACGAGCAACGCTGTTGCTATAGCGATTTAAATCAATCGCGTTTCGGTATAACGACTCTGGCGTACTCATTATTCATTCAATCCAATATCTTCTGGATCGTAAGGCGAGATAATTGAAATTTCGGCGCCGTTATCCAGTGCTTTGTGCATTAGCTCCGAAAAGCCTGCAATCGTGTCAGACCCTTCATCAACCAGCTTGACTTCGTCAACAATTTCAATTCCAAATTCTGAACGCCACTGCATTCGCACAATTGCAAACAGTCGATTGGGCAATTCTTGTTGAACGTAATGGATGCTGTACTTCTCTGATGTGTCCGGTTCCATGGCATCCACGCCGCTTAACTCATCATGCCGCATCTTCCTCAATGAAGCTTGCTTCTTCATTTTGTGCGTCTTCACCGGAAGGCATGTCGCCAACACCAGTATCGATCAGGCCACCAGCTTGCGTTGCCTCTAATTCACCGTCTACATCGAAGTCATCACCGAGCACTTCCCCTTCGCTGAGCTGCATCAACAAAGTTTCTTGGGTGATGGTGCCTGCGGTGTAAAGCTGCAACAATGCTTGAATTTCTTGCGGCTCCAGCCTAGTGCCAAGGAAATCGCGGTTCACATAGCTGCTGCCAGGTTGACGATCGCCAAGGAATTCAGCGTGATACTGCAGGCAATTGTCGATCATGTCTTGCATGTTTTGAGCGATCACCATCATCGTGGAATCGCCCTGGCTGCGATCAAGGCGCTTAGCCTCAGCAGTTTCGGCACTTAGTTTTTGACCAAGCACAGCAGACAAACCAAGTTCATTAATTTGATGCTCAATCTGCTGCAGTCGTTCAAACAACGACTTGAACGCATCAGATGGCGGGGAAATATACTCTGCACGTCCATCAGCAGGAAACGCGATTGCTTCGCCAGGGCCAGCAGTAACTTCCTCTGCTGCAGAAGGGAACCCAAAAAAGGCCAACATCGGCACTGCCGAAATATGCAGCTGGTTGTCTAGATCAGATTGAATCTGATAAGACTTAAGGTTTAATTGTGCAATATCTTCTAGCGGTGGGCGAGATTCAAACGTGCCAACCTTGTTTGCGTAAGCAACAGCAAACGGGATGCGATTTAGGCTTGTGCGACCTTCGTCAACAATGCGGAAATCACCATTCTTTTCATCTTGTTGGAATACCTTAAATTCGCCTGGAGTCAGAACCCTTACCTGTTGAACCTGCTTTTCGCCGTATTCGCCATCAGGAAGAATGACGGTTTCAGAAAGACGAAGCTGAATCAACCTTTGTTCGCCTTCAATTATTTCAGTGCGATAGCCGAGCACATCTTTTGGCGTGTAAGTGCTCCAGTAAGGTCTTCCGCCATCACGCGGCGCATCGACAAGAACACCGACATGACCATATCGGATCATCTTGCGGGCTGTTTCATACGTCCAAACGTTTAGATCTGCACCAGCTAGATCAACATTAAAAAGCTGCTCACGAATTTGATCTGACGTGTCGTTCAGGCGCACTGGTTTGCGTGTAAGCATTCCAGCCAACATCCGTTCAAGGCGTTGATAATACGGCGGGCAAATTGAAGTGCTTAGCCTGCGGTCATAACTTTCATCTAGTTCTCGCGGTTCTTGTGGAAGATATCGACGATGACGACGGCGAATTTCATAAGTGCCGCCCATCAAATCTTCAATCAACATCCAATGTGGTTGCTGATTTATCCACGCTGCATTTGGATCGTTGACTTGCGAGACCTTGGCGAATAATTGCCGGTCATAGTGAGAAAAACCAGAATACACCGCCTTAATCCCGCAAGTCGATGTTTCTAGTTTAGTCCGCAGCAGCAGCAGTCAAAACGACCTTCGTTCGACCAACTTCGATGTCAAACGTCGTGCCGGGATCAAGGTTCATGCCTTCGATATAGGCACTACCCACGATCACTTTGCCATCAGCTTGCACCTTGGTTTTGTGCGTAAGTTTGCGACCCATTCGCCGCTTAGGCTTAAGATCAACGCCTTTTGCCTTGAGCAGTGCCTCGTAAAAAGTGACAAAGTTCAAGCGTTCGGTGCCATCTTCTTTAATGGTCACATAGCCGCATTCCCGCACAAGATCAGAACGGGAAGCATCAGCCATTGCTTTAGTCTTAGCAATCAAGTCTGCGCCTTCAAGCATGTTCAATGAACAAAGGTGAACAGAACTTAGGGTAAATGATGTCTGCGTTGTTGTCTAGCCTATGTCATGCAATATCCAGACTCGCAACCATCCTGCTCATCAATCCATTCGGGGAACAGCCCTAGTTGATCGGGAATGCAATTAGATAATGGCCTGCCATGTCGAGAAAGATAGCCAGGGTCTTTGCCAAGGGAAATCGAACGTTCGCAAAGCACTGATTCAAGTTCAACAGCTTTTTCAAA